TGGAGGCACTATAACAGCTATCCCGTTAAGTGGTGAAAAAATACGTGGTTTCCGTGCTAATATACTTGTCCTAGATGAGTACCTTTTATTGCCAGAAGATATTATCAGAAATGTTTTAATGCCTTTCTTGGTTGCCCCTCAAGATATGAAGCGTCGTATGGAAGTTAAAGAAGTAGAGGATGATCTTATAAAGAAAGGGGCGCTTAAAGAAGAAGATAGAACTAAGTTTGAAAATAAATCCAAGATGATAGCTTTGTCTTCTGCTAGCTACACCTTTGAGAATTTATACAAAACTTACCAAGAATGGATTGCTAAAATTCAGTCCCCAGAGGACCTAAGTGACGCAAAATACTTTGTGTCCCAAATGGGGTACGAAGCCTTGCCAGAAGAGATGATCGACAGAACAATTATTGAGGAGGCTCAAGAAGGAGGAGCTTCTCACTTTTCCTTCCAACGAGAATATTGTGCTCAATTTACTGACGGAAGCGATAGCTATTTTAGTGCTAAAAAAATGGAGACATGCACACTAAAGGGAGAGGAAGAACCTTGTACATTAATGGTGGGCAGAACAGGTAAGCGCTACGTATTAGGTATTGACCCTAATATGAGCGATAGTCCGACGGCCGATTACTTTGCTATTGCCGTAATGGAAATTGATGACAACACGGGACAGGGAACTTTGGTTCATTCTTACGCGGGGCTAGGCAGTTTAAATAATCATGTAAAATATTTAGCTTATTTACTTCAAGCTTTTAATATTGTTTTTATATGCCTTGATAATGCTGGATCTGATACTTATTTAGATAGTTGTAACGAGTCTCAATTTTTTAAAGATGCTAGAGTAAATTTAAAAACCATACCCTTAAACTCAGACGCAGAAGGCTTAGAGTATCAAAAATCGCTAAGAACAGCTAAATTAAAATATAATCAAGAAAATAATCAGATTTGTTTTAATCAAGTTTTTACTAGTAATTTTATTCGTAGAGCTAATGAGTATCTTCAAGCTTGTATAGATTATAAGAAAATTTGGTTTGCTTCGAGAACAGCTTCCAATGAGGTCTTCTTTAATAGGACTAGCTCAATTAGACTACCATATCCCAAAAAACTTATATTTATAGAAGATAGAAAAGAATGGTCAATGCTTGATTTTATTGAGCATCAAGACGATATGATCTACCAAACCAAGAAACAATGTAGTTTAGTGGAGCATAAAGCTACCTCTAGGGGCTCTCAGAATTTCGACCTACCACAACACCTCAAAAGGTCTACCTCCCCTAACAAGGCTAGAAAAGATAATTATTCTGCTTTAATGTTGGCAAATTGGGGGCTTAAGCTGTATAACGATATAAATAACACAGAAAGTACAATTAATAAGGAAAGTTTTGAGCCTATTATGTTCTTTTAAGTGTAAATAAATCGAAAACAGCTCTTATGCCATTTAGTATTAACACAGGTCAAATAGATGCGCCAGCTTTTAGGCGCTATTTTAACGAAAAGCTTTCTGGTTCAAATTCTTACCTTTCAGGATTCTATACTCATGATAATAGGTCAGGTTTTATTTCTTTAACAGAAGGAGGACCGAACTCTTTTACTGGGTATAGTGGGGATATTATGTCTAGGGTTTCTGGCTTGTCTTCTCAACTTAGTGGCACTTTGGATGTTTCTGGAGAGTTAGCTTGGCAAAAGTCCGTAGATGTTTCAGGACATGCCGAAACATATACTAATTCTGCGAGCGGTTACCTACAATCAGAAATAGAAACAGCTTCTGGTAATTTTGCTACAGTTAGCGGCGAGTTCCTTAAGTCTGGAAGTTTTTATCATTCTGGGTCGGGGGACTTTAAGGCTTCCGATACGATAACAGGGGCTTTAGCTTTTTCTTCCGGGCATGACGATAGTTTCGGTCTTTTTGTTGCTAGTGGAGATACAACGACCAGCGCAGGATGGATGAAGTTAGCAGGCTACCCAGAAATGACTGGTTATGTTTCTGCCTCTAGCGGAGATATAAAAAGTAGCCTTAACGCTACTGGCCTTGATCTTAATAATTCCATATATAACATAACCTCAGAATCTTCTACTGTCTTTGGAGCGGAGAAAACTTTTAACTCAGGAATAAAGACTGATAAAGTTACTTTTGGTAACGGGGCGGTTAAACTCATAGCTAATGAAAATGAATCTATAACTTTTAATGATGCTAGCGGAGCGTTACTTACGCTTGCTGGCGGATACGGAACTGACGCTCCAGTCTTTTCTGTCACAGATAAAGCAGGCATGCCTTTAATGGACATTTTCGAAGATGACGTAATTAATATGGGTCCATACGGCAAAAATATATTTAGCATCAGTGGGCAAAAGATAGCGATGCAGAATCTACCAGTTTACCCTAACACTGGAGGCTTAGACAACGGAACATTGTATGTTAGCGGTAGTACTACTGCTGGCGGAAAACATTTAATGATAATTTAAAATGACAAAGAAAGAAAATAAAAAAGAGGAAGTAAAACCAATGATGACAAGCTTTGCCTCGTCTGCTTATACGACTACGGAACAGTCTTCGAGGACACGTAGGAATGTAGGAGGACAAATAGAGAGGACAAATAGGTTTGAAAATATTGAGAATGGTTTAGTTCCTTTTAAGTACACAAAAGGAGTTAAGAATAAAAGCTCTCTTAACGTAAGAGATGCAGTTGTACTTTGCCAAAAAGCTTATTATAATTTTGCTGTTTTCAGAAATGTTATTGATTTGATGACGGAGTTTTCTTCTACTAATTTATACTTTACAGGAGGAAGCAAAAAGTCAAGAGATTTTTTAAGCGCTTTATTTAAAAAGATTGACATGCAAAGTTTCCTAGATAGATTCTTTAGAGAATATTATCGTTCTGGAAACGTATTCATACATAGGTTTGATACTAAACTTCAGCCCGAAGATTTTAAAAAGATAACTCAAACTTACGGAGCCTCTTCCTTGTTGAGCAGCTCTTCTGAAGGGACTTTGCCTTCTAGGTATATAATTCTTAATCCAGCCGACATAGAAATGGGAGGAAATATATCTTTCTTCTCTGGTCAGTACTACAAAGTTCTTAGTGACTACGAATTAGAGAGACTTAGGAACCCAAGGACAGAAGAAGATAAAGAAGTTTTCGATTCCTTAGATCCAGACACGAAGAACGCCATCCAACAAATGAGAAAAGGAAAGAGTCTAGGTTTACTATCTCTTAAACTAGATCCTAAAAAAGTTACCCCTGTATTCTACAAGAAGCAAGATTACGAACCCTTTTCTGTTCCGTTGGGGTACCCTGTTTTGGAAGACATAAACTGGAAGTCTGAAATGAAGAAGATGGATATGGCTATAACTAGAACGACAAACCAAGCTATACTTTTAATAACTATGGGCTCTGAGATGAAAGACGGAAGCCTTAATGTTAATCAAAGAAGTATAGAGACAATGCAGAAACTTTTTGAAAACCAGTCTGTTGGTAAAGTTTTAGTATCCGATTATACTACTCAAGCTAAATTTGTTATTCCTGATATCGCTGGTATATTAGATCCTAGGAAATATCAAGTTGTTAATCAAGACATACAAATGGGGCTTAATAATATTCTAGTTGGTGAAGAAAAGTTTGCTAACACTAGTATCAAAGTTCAAGTTTTCATAGAAAGGCTAAAGCAAGGACGAGACGCTTTTATAAATCAATTCTTAATTCCAGAAATAAAAACAATTTGTAAATCTTTAGGCTTTAAGAATTTTCCAACGCCTCATTTTGAGGAAATAGAGCTGAAGGATAAGACTACTTGGAATAGAGTTGTTGCCCAACTTCTTCAATACGGAGTATTAACACCTGAAGAGGGCATGCAAGCTATAGACTCTGGCAGACTACCAGAGACCAGCGAGTCGATAGATTCACAAAAGAGATTTAGGGATCTAAAAGAAGAGGGATTATATTCTCCTTTAATTGGCGGCGGTAACCAAGATGGCAACCAAGCTGGAAGACCAGAAGGAGAGACTTCTCCTCAAACCACAAAGAAGGTTTCTCCTATAGGGGAAAATACTGTGGGGAGCGCTAAATTTAGCGTAGAAAAAATAAAAGAGAACCTTGCTACAGCTCAGAAACTTGAGGCTCAGGTTCAAGAAAGCTTAAAGCTGAAATATGAGAATAAAAGAGTCACCAATAAGATTAGATCAATATCAGATCAAATCTGTAAAGTGATTATGGCTAATGAACCAATAGATAAATGGCTTGAAAAAAGTAAAGATTATATTGAGAATCCAGTAGACACAAATCATAACAGAGTAGAGGAGATAGAGGCTCTAGCTTGCGAACATCAAGTAGATGACTATTTAGCTAGCTTGCTTCTAGAAAGTAAAATTTAATCATGAGCGAAAATAAAGATAATATTCAAGATGTGAACCAGTATATGGGCGGGGTAGATATAGACTTGGTTGTTCCCGACATACCCTTACCTCCTGAACCAGAAGAAAAGAAAGAGGTTAAAGATGAAGTAGAAGGAGCTTTTAAGTTTGCTTTTATTGGCGCTGGACAAGGAGGATCTAGAATAGCAGAGAGCTTCCATAAACTCGGCTACAGAAAGATAGGCATTGTTAACACAGCCCAACAAGATTTAAATACTATCAATGTTGAGAATAAACTTTGCATTGGAGCAGGTGGAGCCGGAAAGGACAGAGCTGTTGCCGCAAAGTGCTTCGACGAAAGAAGAGACGATGTTTTAGATTTTATGAGAAGGTCTTTTGGAGAAGACGTAGATAGAATCTTTGTTTGCGCAGGAGCAGGAGGAGGTTCTGGCGCGGGGACTTTAGTTCCTTTAGTGAAGACAGCTCAGGAGTTACAGGAGACTATCCACTCTGATTCGAAAAAGGTAGGAGTTATTCTTGCCTTGCCTAAGTATTCAGAGGGCAGGAGGGTCAACGCTAATGCTTATGCCACACTAAAAGAAGCTTGTGACTTAGTTGAACAGGGAGTTGTTTCTCCGCTAGTCATCATAGATAACGAAAAAACTAGCAAGATATATTCTAATGTCTCTGTATCGAATTTTTGGCAGACTGCTAATATGAGTACAGCTGGAGTATTTCATCTATTTAATATGACAGCTTCAAAAGATAGCTCTTATTCTTCTTTTGACTCTAGTGATTATAAAAGTGTGCTAGATTCTGGAATTACTATTTTCGGCGCTACTCCGGTTCCTCAATGGGACGACCCGGTAAGTATTTCTAGAGCTGTTAGAAGTATAGCTCAAAGCGGAAGTATGTCTGGCGGCATTGACGTCTCTACCGCAAACGCAGCAGGAGCCATTCTCATTGGCGGAAAAGAAGTTCTTGATAACATTCCCCAATCTAATCTAGATGAAGCTTTTGACCAATTAACTAGAATTTTAAAGTCTGGAAGTGTAGTACATAGAGGAATATATAGTGGAGACAAAAATAATTTGACTGTATTCACTATTATTGGCGGCATTTCAACTCCTAGCGACAAATTGAAAGAACTAATGAAGCTCGGGGATTTAGAAGAAACCTCTTAAAAAAATATTTCCAAAATAGGAAAAACTAATGTAATATCGAATATAAATAACAGGAGAAATTTATTATGGCATCAAAAGACACAGTATTCAATTTAAACACGCAAAAAGGAAGTAAGCTAACGTACTTGACTGACCCTACAGCAGCGGGAAAGATAAAGTACCTAGCTGGTACTACAACCCCACAAAGCGCAGCAGATGTAGACACAGGGATAACAGGAATAGTCATTCCAATCGGACACGGGGCTTTAGATTTAGGTCAAGGCACTTCAGATGGGTTAAACCAAATTGGCGACCCCGCAGAGAAAAATTACTCTTTAACAAGTGGAGATTTTCAAATTACAGGACCTTCTGCCGGTATAGCAGAAAAAGACGGAGGAGCTCAGAAGTTTGTAAACGCTGTTCTCGATAGCGCTTATGTTGCTTACGACTCGGGCGTTAAGCAAGGAAGCGGTCTTTCTAGCATGACTATTTCAAGAGGAGACCTAACTTTAAACAATAGTAAAGTAACTGGTATTTCTGGAGTAGTCAATACTTATTCAAGGAGTTATAGCGTAACATTCGGTTATAAACAGTCAGGTATGCTAACTGCTGGAGCCACTGCGGCATTACCAGATATTTCTAACGATTTAGCTACTGAAGGTGGAGATGGACCGTTCTAGTCCACTTAGTTAGTTCTGTTATTTATAGAAAACCCCCAATTCACTTGGGGGTTTTTGTTTTATTTTTTTTAAAATTTTTAAAAATAGGTGTATAATATTTTAGGCCGAATGAATCATTTAGACGTAGAGTTTTATTGTACTGGACAAGCCGAACCCTTAAATAGGGAAGACGAGGCTATAGAGTTCTCTTCAAAGCTAGCAAAAGCTCTACAAAATAAGATGGAAAAGCATAATCTATCTAACGATAAGAATATAACCTTAGATACGTTGAAGATGGCTTTTACGAACGCTTTAACTCATTCCCTTAGTTCTTCTTGGGCTTTAGCAAAAGTTAATATGTTTCTAAATTCTTCTAGCGCTGGCTATATAGATGACTCTGATCATTTTGAACCTTCTATGGAAGAGATTAAAGAAGCAGAGAGAGAAATTAAAAAATATGGCTTAGAGAATTATGAATTCAATAGCGCCGACGATTTATATCTACAAACAGACAAAGAGCTTAGGGCAGATGCTCAAAAGTGGATAGACAACTTAAATTAAAATATTATGAAGTATACAACTATTTTTAGTTCAGAAATAAAGCCGATTATCTCAGAGGAAAAAGATAAATATCTAGCTTTAGCGTCTGCTCTAGAGGTTGCTAAATTTTTGCCAGAAGTAGATCCCGAAAAGAATGTGGATTTACTCCCGGTAGCTTTTAACGCCTTTGTAGCAAACCGAGTAAATAAGAATGGCGACGTTGTCGACACCGACACGGCCTTGGCTTTTTATAAAGATTTCAAAAACAAACCAATTAACATAGAGCATAACAGAGATAGAGTCATCGGCACTATACTAACCGCTGGTTTTTCAGAGTTTGGGTCCGATAACCCTCTCACTGAAGAAGAAGCTCGAGAATTAAAAGGCCCTTTCAATGTCACTCTTGGCGGAGTTATATGGAAGATTGTTAACAAGCAAGTTTCAGACCTTATAGAAAGCTCTGGAGATCCTACTAGCGAAGATTACATGAAGATAAGTGCTAGTTGGGAATTAGGCTTTAGTGAATATAATTTAGTACTTTTAGAAGGAAGTGATAAGAACATAGAGAATGGTCTCATCGTCGATAACGAAGAAGAGATAACTTCCATGGAAAATAACCTAAAAGCGTTGGGAGGCGAAGGTAAAACTAAGGACGGAATGTTCGTTTACCGTAAAGTAGTAGGGGATGTAGTTCCTTTAGGCATAGGCTTAACAGAGAATCCTGCTGCCGACGTGAAGGGTGTAGCCACAACGGAGACACTCAAAGAGGAAAAAGAAAATTTTGCTGAGGTAGAAGAAACTTCACAAAAACAACAAAATATTGTAATAAACCAAAACGAGGATATAGCTATGAAAATAGAAAGTATTAAAGAAATCACTGATGATTCTTTGAAGCAACTTTCTGCCTCGGCTGTCTCTGACTTTATCGAGTCAGAGCTTAAGGAAGCTTCCGAGAGGTTTTCAGCCGAAAAACACGCAGCAGAAAAAGCTCTCAAGGAGGCTCAGGATAAACTGGAGTCTGTTTCAGCAGACAGTGAACAAGTAAAGACAGAACTAGACAATGTAAAGGAAGAGTTATCTTCTTTGAAAGTCGAGAAAGAACAGAAGGAAGCCGAAGAACTATTCAATCAAAGAATGGCGTCTTTGGACGAAGCTTTTGTTTTGGAAGACGAAGACCGTAAAGTTCTGGCTTCTCAGATCAAAGAACTTGATACAGAAGGATGGGAAGCTTTTTCCTCCAATGTCAACGTTCTTCTTAGGGACAAGTCAAGAGAAATCTTGGCTAAGCAGGAAGCCGAACAGGCTGAGGAAGTAGAAGCAAAAGAAGTTACGAATGCTTCGGAAAACATCGTTGAAGATGCTATTGATAGAGGTGAGGCTACCGACGAGGTAGTTCCCGCTTCCACAGAAGCTTCTGAAACATCTACTTACGATAAATTTAAAGACGCTTTCAGCGTCGAACAGTTCGATATTAAATTCTAATTAGGAAAATAAAAATATTATGGCAGCGTTTGTAAAAAACACACAACGGCTAAAGCCTTTTAGGCAACACGCCGAGACTGACGTCGTAAATCTTTTTAGCCTTCAGGACGATGACGGAGACGTGGTCGCTTCTTATTCAGATCTTAAAGCCGATGGCGGTAAGATCAATAAGGGCGTTCTAGTGTCTGTCAAAGGCAATGGCTGGAAAAATTCTGACGATCCAGTAGGGAAAACAGGTATTGGTAACCCCGGTGCTTCGTTTAGTAACACGGTATCATTCCGTTATGGCACAACTGCGACAGTAGAGCCCTTTAAGAGTGGAGAAGCTCCTCTCGGCATCACCCTTTGGGATGTTGCTGAAGTGGACGAGAACGGCGAAAAGCTGATCTATAACCCTCGTAAGGCCGCTGAGATGCAGGCTGTGGTGAGTGGTCAGGCAGTTCCTGTCTTGACTAAGGGTATTGTACTTTACAGTGGTAATCTAACTAGTGGTGGAGCTAACTCCGTAACCGCTGGTTCGACAATTTATGCTGACAACGCGAATGGTGGTTCTCTTAGTACCTCCGCTACCTCTGATGGTAGTGTTGCTCAGACTAAGGTTGGTACCGCGCTTGGCTCTGTAGATGCAGACGGTTTCATTCTATTGAAACTTGATTTATAATAAAGGAGATTTAAGAAAATGAGACTTAAGTTAAAAAACACTCCAGAACAAGTTGAGCTTATCAAAGCCATGGGTTCTAAAAACCAGCTTGTTGCTCGTGAAGCATCTGAAGCTTTCGCGGCTTTTCTAGGCCCGGTAATCCAAAGAGTTTTGCAGCAGGCTGCAACAGCAGGAGCTATCTATACAGATGCTCCTTTTAATCAAGACGAAGGCGCTAGCTATCCGTTGGACTTGTATTATAACGAGACCAATGACGGTTATGTAAGCACTTGGTCCCAGAGCGTTGCTGGTGGTCTTCCGACCTCTCAGGACGTATCTGCGATTCAAGAGCTGAAAATTGCTACGTATCGTTTGGACAGCGCTGTTTCTATCACAAAGAAATATGCGAGACAGGCTAGACTCGATGTAGTCAGCAAATTAGTTGAGCGTATGTCTCAGGAAGTTTTAGTAAAACAAGAGACTAACGCTTGGGCAGTTGCCCTTTATGCACTTGCTAACGCAAGTACATCTAGTGTTACTGCGGATAGTGTGGGTATCTCTGGCTTAGCCGCTGGTAGTCACGTTATTCCTTCTGCTACTGAAAGCGTATTTCAGTTGGCTGACTTGAACAAGTTGATGACTCTTAATAAGAGAATTAATCAGTCTTGGGCAGGTGGCACTGCAGACGCTTCTTATAGCGCTGGCATTACTGACATTTATGTTAGTCCTGAGATCAAAGAGCAGATTCGCGCTTTCGCTTATCAGCCGATGAATACTCGAGCCGGTTCTAGTGGATCAGAAGCTACATCTATCGCTCTCCCAGATAGCATCAGAACTGACGTTTTCAATTCTGCTGGTATGCAGGAGATCTATGGTGTGAACGTTGTTGAGCTTAATGAGCTTGGCATTGGTCAGAAGTACAACACTCTGTTTGATGAGTTTGACTCTGGCAACATCGCTCCTAACGGTTCTGGTGGCGCTCACGGCTTGGCAGCTAGCACTGACGAACTTCTTGTCGGTGTCGACAACAGTAAGGGCGCTTTTGTTCGCGCTGTTGCTCAGGATTCTGATTCTGGCGATACTTTCACCACTCAGCCTGACGATCAGTTCACTCAACGTAATGAGAGAATTGGTTTCTACGGTTCTTTGGAAGAAGGTCGCGTATGTATCGATGCTCGTGCAGTCGTAGGCTTGGTTGTCTAATATAAGTTAGACACATTACATTTAAGCCCCCTTTTCGGAGGGGGCTTTTTTGTTCTTTTTTTAGGGGGTTTTGTGTAAAGTATGTATAACGGATAAAGGAATAAGTTATGGCAGCAAAGAAAAAAACAGTCAAAAGCACAGCAAAGAAAAAGACTCCCAAGTCTCCTAAGAAGTTAATGCAAACGCATGCTATGGAGGAGAAGCAAGGCTTCGAAAAGACAACCTTAGACCAAATTTGGGGCGATACAGGCAATTCTAAATACGGGACGCTAGAGGAAACAGAGTATAGCTCACAGATAAGAGCTATGAATAAGAGCGACCTTCATTCTCACGCTATAAAGCTTGGCATTTTACCCGTAGAAAACAGAGACTTACTTACTAAAAGATTAGTGAGAGAGTTCAAAAAACACGTACTATCTTTCAAAAAACCTAGAAGCTCAAGTGCTAACAAAAAGTCTAATAAGGTTTCTGATTCAGCTAAGTCTATACTAGCCCAAGGAAGATAGGTTAAAATTGCCATGCCTATATGTCTTCCATTAGAACAGGTCAATTAGACGTAGGTGGATTAAAAGAGTATCTTTTAAGACCTGAGTCCTCTAGCTTATCCGGAAGCGCTTCTAATATATCTGGCTTTTACCCTTATACGGGAAACCCTGCTCAATTTATATCCACTGGAGATGTACACACTATAAGTGGGCATATTTCTGGCTATATAGGTTCAGTTAGCGGGGTAATAAGGACAGATCTAGCTCAGTCTGGCGTAGATTTAAGCGGGTACACTACTTCCGTAAGCAACGAGCTTGCCGCTGATATAGATAATATTAGCGGGGATATTAGGGAGGTTAGCGGCGACTTAAGATATGTAAGCGGACTTGCTGCAGAGAATCAAGCTGATGTAGATTCTATAAGTGGAAATTTAGCAACTTCGGGAGAAAGTCTAAGCGTACTAATAACAGGAGCGAGCGGAGACGGGGTAAGCGGTTTTGTGACTGGCTTTGTTAGGGTCACTAGTGGAGAACTAAACACAAAAATAACTAACTTAGATACTTCTCTTAAAGCTCATGTATCTTCTGATTATTTAACTAAAAAAAATTTAGAATCTAACGTTTCTGGTATAGTCCATTATGAAAAAACGCCTCATTTAAATAAAGGCTTATATATAGACAAAGTCACTACAGAAGCAAGCGTAAGTCATATACAGAGTGGTTCAGTTTTATATAATATAGTTACTGGGCATCAAGAAGGTGGAGCGAATTATGATGTCATGACAAACTATATGAGAATGCCCCACAGTGGCCAATCCTACAGCTACGAAAACATTATAGTAAATTCGATAATGTACAAAGCTAGCGAAAACATAATAACCTAAAATGGCTGCTTACAATGGAACACGAAGAAAGTTGACAGATAGTTTAGTTTTATACACTAATGAATTATCTAAAAAGAGTTTTGCTGGCGAGCCTTCTACTAATTTAATAGAGACGGCTGAAGAAGATGGGGACTTTGATTTAGGAGGGGGTTACAGTTTCTATAGGATATACAAAGATAAAGATCCTAATCAGCAAGGTATGTTTAAGTCTCTTGCTCCGGGAAGTATAACCAATGAAGACGTAGTATACAAGGTCTCTTATAGTGATAGTAGTCATATAGCTGCAGCCTTAGGTCAAGGCTGGAGCGGAATACCTTTGAATATTGGCTCTGAGTACACGTTATCGCTAGACGTTTTTGTCTCTGAGTCTCATGTTGTTACAGGAATTCAAGAGACTGGAGTAGTGAAAGTCTATGCAACGAATTACCCTGCTATTTGGGGTTTGTATGACTATAGCAAAAAAGGGACGTGGCAATCTATATCTTTGTTGATAAAGCCTGCTTTATTAAAAGAAACACCTATTCAATCTGGTAATACTGGTTCTGGTTATTCTGGCTCAAGTGGAACTATAACATCTTATATTAATTACAAAGTTAAAATGTACCCAAAAGGAAATTATCCTTTTCAGACAGGAGACGCAGGTAAAGCTGGCAAACACGGATATATACTTTTTAAAAATTTACAACTAGAAAAGAATAGAAAAGTTTATTCTGGTTCAACTCATAAAACTAGATTTATATTAGGTAGACCCGCAGGAAGCGCCAGTTCAGTAGCTCATTCCTCTAGGAGTTCTGCTTCTGGTTTAAAAGATCTAAGTAATAATAATAATTCTTTTAATTTAGGAGGGGCTTCTTTTGACTCTAATAATACTCTTCTTTATTCTAATAAAGGTTCTTTCGGTTCTTTTGTGGATTTAGGCATAAAGCAAGGAGGCACTAATGCTTCCTCTTATCTTTCTCTTGGGTCAACAACAACAAAAACTTACGACTTCTGGGTAAACTTAACTTCAGCAGATATAGAATATTCTACTTTATTTTATAGCGATGTAACTGAAAGCTCTAAGTTTGTATCTAACGAAGATGTATCCAAAAAACAACACATATATATATTTGATAATAGAGTATTTTGTGATTTTAATAATGTTAATTCTTTATCTACTAGTGCTTTTACTAAAGATGCTGTTATCTCTAACGATACTATACATAATGTTTCTGTGGTTACCAATACAAGCTCCTCAACAAATAAAGTCAAAATATATGTAGACGGAAAGGAAAGAACAACAGAGGCCCTATCCGACTTAAATTCTCCTTCTAATCTTATTGTAAAATCTTTTGAAACTACTACTACCTCTGCAAAGGCTTTTAAAGCAGGATCTACTATAAATTATAAAATATCATCTTTTAATGAGACAGGAGAATCAAAAGCGACAAACTTAAAAAAAGTATTAATTAAGAACTCAAACTCAGCTATTAGATTAAATTGGGCTAATGTAGCAGAAGCAGAAAACTTTAAAATATATAGATCTATAAATGCTTTAGGTAGGTTTGATGGTGTCTCGCTTTTAACCACAATATCCAATGCTTATTTTGGCGGACAAAGCTCCGATACTCTTTCTTTTATTGATGATAACTCAAGTATTGTTTCAAACGGAGCCCCGAAAGATGCAAACGACTATGAAAAATATTCATTAAAGAATACTACTTTTTATGATGGTACAGACTTAAAAGCTTCAATAGGCTCTTACCCAATAAACAACTATACAAGTGGAAAAAATTATGCAGAAGGAAAAATATATAAAGTATCAATATATAAAAAAGCATTAAACAAAAATCAAATTTTAGATAACTATTTACAAGGAGCAGAAGATTTTGATACAGTTAATAACACAACAATTAACGTATCTACTAGCACCTCTGGTAGTTTAGGAGGATATTAAGAAATGTCAAGCAAAGTAAATTACGGAAGATATAGAGTAAATACAGACGGATTAGTATTTAGAGTGGATGGCTATAGCGATAGAAGCTACGATCATAATACTGAATATTGGAGAGATTTAGCCCCGAGTGGCCTTGATGTTAAGTTGACCGACTCAGGTCTTTACGATGACACTAGTGGTTACTACAAGTTTAGAAACCCAGATAACGCTACAAATAAATACGCTGCAGTTTCTGGCGCTAACTTCACAGGACTTAGATCCTTAGGTGTTTTAAAAGACGATGATTCAAGTTTTACAATAGAAGCATTCTTTGAAATAAAATCTTCTGGCGAAAACTCTCCTCCAGATGATGGGGCAGTGATTTTTGGGAATACAGATGCAGGAAAAAATGGGTACTGTTATGGGTTAGTGGCTAAGACAGGAAATGGAGGAGAAATAAGCGGAATAAATGCTTTTATAGCTTCTAACAAAGTACAATCAAGCGTAAATATTCCTTGGACAGGTGTCGAAGTCGTTATTTCAGACGTTAACAATCCTTCTATATCTGGATCTGATTTCAGGCATGCTGCTATGACTTATAATAGTTCTGATGGAAAGATGATAGGCTACCTAGATGGAATAGCCAAAGGTACTGGCACTTTTCCTTCTTCTAATACCGATGGCTTTCATAACGGTACAGTGGATGGTGTCTATCAACAATTTTATATAGGAGGTAATCTCGACTCAGGTTTAAATACAAACATGGGAATGGTAGGTTGTTATAATAGAGCTTTGTCTAGTGGGGAGGTTATAGGTAACTGCAAGGCTGTTAAACATAGATACGGACAAGGGTATTAAGTGTAATTTATATAGTATATGGCTGTTAAAAGGTATGTTGGCGATAAAATCGTCGGTTTGGATAGTGAGAAGACTGCTGCTTTAAGTACGGTTTCTGACGGAGCTATCTACTATTCAACTGATTCTCCTTATAAGATATACTTAAAAGAAAACGGAGCTTGGCAAGAAATATCCAGTAGTGCTGGTGGAGGCTCTGACCTAAATAATACTGGTCAAGTTCTACATAGAGATATACATGTTATAAGCGGAAACCTTGATACGACTGGACAGTTTTTACATCGTGACGTTCATGCTGTAAGTGGGAACCTTTATACGACTGGAGAGCTTTTGCATCGTGACGTTCATGTCGTAAGTGGGAACGTTGATACGGTAACGACTAACCTTGATACGACTGGACAGCTTTTACATCGTGACGTTCATGTCGTAAGTGGGAACGTTGATACGGTAACGACTAACCTTGATACGACTGGACAGCTTTTGCATCGTGACGTTCATGTCGTAAGTGGGAACGTTGATACGGTAACTACTAACCTTGATGCGACTGGACAGCTTTTACATCGTGACGTTCATGTCGTAAG